AATAATTGAGGTTTGATTGTATTCACTGCCGCAAAGCTACAACCAAACCTCAAAGTGTAAAAGGTGCATTTCTTCGAATGCTTACCTAACTGGGGACTGAACGGATATCACCGGAAATGCTGAACGGGTATCCGCCGGAATATGCAATTTATAGTGTTTATTTTAATGATAATACGTATTTTTACGGTGAAAACGTGTGTGTGCGTGTGGAAATGATGCAGAATAGCATAATAAGGATAGTGCGGAAGAGCTCCCGGGTAAGCTGCTTCAGATTCCGGTTCGAGTCCGGGTTCTGCCCCAATACTTTGTGATTTTGCGTTTTTATAGGTATTAGATTTAAAGTGAACGCTCCCGGTGAGAGTCTGGGAGCGTTTATATGAAAAACAATAATTGGATTAATTGTGCTATTCTTTTTTTATAATCAATAAGCTGAATAAGCTCATTTTCATAGATAGGATTTATTTTATAGAAATCTAAATCATATATGAATTGTTTCAGTTCGTTTTCTTTATTTTTATCTTCCAATATAGTTGCATATATTTTGTCTTTATTCCACGATTTACGAACTAATATATCTAATTTATTTGCTAATTCTATAAGATCATTCTTGGTTAAACTAAGCAAGCATTGATTATCCATATTCTTTATGATTAATTCATCTTTTATAAATCTATCCCATGTATCATTTTCATCGATACCCATTTCTTTTGTTTTATAATAAGGAGAAGGGGATAATAAATTGCATTCTATACAGTCATGTAATAGGAAATATCTTTCCGCTGTTCCATACAATATAAGTTTACTTTTTAGATTCTCACTTACTGGTGATTTGAATACTTGATTTGGGATATTATCGAAAAGAGGTATATCTTCGTAATAATCAGAAATACTACGTTCCTCTTCAATAACAAGATTAGCTCTTTGTACAAGAGGACTTATATTAATTACATTAAAATCATATATACTTAATGAATAGGTTATTCTATTAGCCAAAGAGTCATCTCCGAATGCATTAAAACGACCTCTGGATAAGTTAAAATAAGGAAGTAAATCGATAAATGTAATCAATATCTCATCGCGACAGTCATCTGTAATCTGTAGAAACTTAGAAAAATCAATGGATATGATTCTTTGTATTCTTTCTTGGTCTTTCATGTATTCTTGCTTAAGGTTCAATAATACGAAATCAGAACCTATGCACTTAAATTCCTTATCAACATAAGATAGAAACTCTTTGTATTGAGATATGCTATGGGGTGATTCTATTATATCATAAATTTCATATGAACGTTTTCCTCTATAATATTTTTTCAGCCGCTCTATAAACAAATCCTGCGCATAGTTTGATATAGAATATCTTTCGGTATCATATTTCCATCCATGCAGTAAGCAAAAATATTGATATATAGACTCATAATCTTTTTCTTTTAATCGTTCTTTCAGAAATATAGTATTGTCCTTTGAGGGAATAGGAGTTTCGTACTCTTTTCTTAATAGGGGATTATTTTCCTTCCCAATAGTCTCCGTTTGTTGTAATAGTGAGCATATCGCTTGTGTATTAATTAATGTGGTCGGTGTGTGCTCTTTTTTATTGCCAAAAGAATTATATACTAAGTTTTTTGCAGATTCTTTTTCATAATTGAAACGCTCCATCAATACGTTAACACACATTTCTTGTATGTCTAAATTCAAATTTACAGAGTTAGAGTTCTCTTCTGTATAATCGTAAGAAGAGATATTAGATAGGGAATCAATTTTATGTATATAGGTTGATATTCCTTTCTCTTGCAATTCCTGCTTTGCAAGACATATTATATCATTAATCAATTTAATTCTTTTTTCCTTAGCATCATTTGTTTTTAGAATAGAAATTTGATTCTTCAAAATATTAATATGTTTCGATGTTATATCTACAATTAGATTAGAATATAATTCCATGAAAGAAATATTCAGGTTTAATAAGCGGCGTTGAAGTATACTCAGGCTTTTCTTATGAATTGTTTGATAACGATTAGAAGCAATAGAAGTAGTCTGCTCATAAGCTACATGGTTTTGGTTCTTTAAGTTATTCAATTCATTATAATCATGTAGCAATACTGAATAATAACCTATAATATTTTTTATGTCGGAAAATGATTCTGCTTTATTGATATGTTCTAAAATGTTTTTTATTTCTGTTGCCTTTTTCTGAGCATATTTGTTTGAATAAGCCTGATTGCTAAACCATCCTGCGCATAGCCCTATAGCAATAAAAACAAAAATAATTGCGTATACAATAAATGTTCCCATTAATCTGCTAATTATTTAACTACATCTATAATGTTACAGCTATGGTTTCTACGAACCTCTCCCAATACAAGGAATAGCCGACGGATAGAACTTCGCGGTATTTCGAAAGGCTCATGTATCAGATGGCCTTTCATAGGACCTGACTCCCATTGATCCTGATTTACCGAACAAGCCATCAGATAAGCAGGGTCATCAGCACGTTGTAAACGCTTGATTACTCTGATTTCGTCCGTTTCTACCACATAATCTTCCCCATACATAATAATTCGCTGGTCGTTTATCTGGCGAAGTGCGACTATGCTTCCCGATTTGTACTCAGGCGACATGCTGTCACCTTGTACGCGCATAGCTGCAGTGGCATCCTGAAACCAGTCTCCGGTATCAATCATTTCAGATGGAGTTGATACGGCGGCCATATCTGCATCGTACTGACGGCCACCAATGGTTGTTACATCAAAAAGTGGAATCAGATGACGTTTCTTTTCTGGAGCTGGTAATGAATGCGAGGGTTCTTCACTGCGGAGCATGTTGCCTTCGCCAGTGAGGAGCCAATCAAAATTTATTATTGCAGAATATCCTGCAATTGTAAACCTTTGGAAGAAATCATAGCTTGGCGCAGACTTCTTTTTCTGTATATCATAAATAGTCTGAGCTCTTTGATATCCTAATTTAGTAGCAAAACTATTAGCTGTTTCACCTAAATATGCAATTACTTTTGTTATTCTTGCAGAAATTTCTGCAAGTTTTTCTTCTTTTTCTTTGCTCATATCAGAATATTCTGTAAGTTTGCAAGGTATTCCAATAGGAACACGCCCTAAAGATACAAAATAAAGACTATAAAACAATAGAATTATGGCAGAAACAAGAAAACTCATTAAAGCAAGCGGTGAACTTCAGGAGGAAATCGCCGCAAAACTGAAAGTAACAACCCGTTCTGTTCGTTCGGCTTTGGCATACGATACCAATAGCCCTACAGCAAGACTTATTCGTTCGTATGCCTTGAATCATGGAGCAAAGCTCTATGAGCTGAAGGAAATGGAAAATCCGTATGCGGAAGTTATTAACCTTTAAAAACAATCTGTATGAATCTTACAAAGTACTCCTCTAAGAACATCGAATCACAGCTTGAACATGTATGCGAACTGATAGACTTAGTGAAAGGTGATAGAGGATTTCGCGAGGCTGTTCAAGACGAAGAGTTTTGTATGCTAATAAAGATGCAGGCGCAACTGTTCGAAGAAATTAAGAAAAGAGAAAAATATCAACCAACTGCATAAGTGATGAATCCTTGCCATTCCCGGTTCGAGAGAATAGGGATGGCTCAAAACCAAAACCATAGAATCATGAAACGAATCAATACTACTACACGCTATCTGCTGCTGATACTTACAGCCGCAATACTGAACCGACTGACAGATGGAACAATGAACTTGATTATAACCGTTACCCTTTGCCTGGCACTTATACCTGCAGCAATACGTTTGGACAGAGAGGATAAGAGAGCACAGAAAAAGGAATGAATCACACACGGCTTGCAGAACTTAGTAAGGTGGCTGCCGTCCGGGTTCAAGCCCCGGAGCCGGACTACAATCTTAACGAATTAATCATGGAAATGTACGGAAACACATTATGCGTCAGCTTTACGGAACTTGTTCGTGGTGGCATTATCAGTAAGCCCACTTACGACAAGTATGTACGTGAAGGCAAGCTTACCCTCCTCCAGCGGGGAGGTAACGGACGCGAGGCCCTGATTGCCTACCGCTCCATGCCGGAACGGCTCCGTGCAGCATACGATGACACATTCAAGAATGCATACGAGGAAATGAAACAGCGTGAGCAGGAAAAGTACATCAACACACAGATTCGGTTCGATGCCGAAGCGGTACGGTTCTTCAAGGAATTTGAGCCGCGTATCGAGCCTGCCAGACAACTGGAATACATCCTGAACGCCCAGGTGATGAACGAGATGGTGCGTACGGAGAAGGCACGCAGTGTGGAACATGCCAAAGGAGGTTTTGCCCGTCGTGCGGAAACATGGAGCAGCGTTCAAATCTGCTGTGAGCGTCTCCGCGAAATTACAGGACACACACTGCCGAAGAATCCGGCCCGTCTGCGCGAGAAGTTCAATGCTTACAAGCGTGAGGGATACGTGGTGCTGGTTAGCGGTAACCTGGGCAACAGTGCCGCACGCCGCATCGGAAAGGCCGAAGGTGCTCTTCTGCTGAAGCTTCGCCGGAGCAAGTTTCCTGTCTACACCGATATGCAGCTCTTTGAGGAATACAACCGTCAGGCGGTGCTTCGCGGACTGAAAACCATCAAGAGTCCTACTACGATGCACAGTTACTTGAACGATCCGGCAGTAATGGTTTGGTGGTTTTCTGCTGTTCACGGCGAAAGGGAATTCAAGAACAAGTATATGCCAACCTTCGATACGGTAATGCCGTCTATGCCTAACTCGCTGTGGTATTCAGACGGTACGAAGATAAACCTTTACTACCGTTCGTACGATGACAGGCAGAAGCGATGGGTGGCACGAACCACGGATGTGTACGAGGTAATGGATGCCTGCACGGAACTGTTCCTCGGCTACTTTATCGGCGACGGCGAAAACTTCTACAACCAGTACATGGCGTACCGGATGGCACTGCAGACATGGAAGGTGAAGCCTTATGAGATAGTGACCGATAACCAGGGAGGACACAAGAAGCTGGCTTCGCAGGGATTCTTCAAGAAACTCTGCTATCTTCACAAAACCACGATGCCGCACAACGGCCAGTCAAAATCCATAGAGTCCGCTTTCGGACGATTCCAGCAGCAGGTACTTCACAAGCTTTACAACTTCACCGGTCAGAACATTACGGCAAAGAAGCTTTCAAGCCGTGTGAACATTGACCTGGTAATGGCGAACATTGACCAGCTTCCCACGCTGGAGGAACTGAAACAGCAATATGCCGACTGCCGCGAAGAATGGAATTCGATGCAGCATCCTACCAGCCCCACCGGCATGACCCGCAGGGAAATGTACACCGCGATAGAGAATCCGCAGGCACAGCCGCTTGATGACTATGAGGCACACGAAATCTTCATGCTGTTCTCTCAGGCTCCGGTTCAATACACCAAGGAAGGTTTCATCTTCTGCATGAACAAGCAGGAATACAGCTACATGGTGTATGGCGACGACGGGCTGGTAGATATGAACTTCCACCTTCAGAACGTGGGCCGTCAGTTCCTCTACCGCTACGATCCGGAAGACATGACCCGCATCGAACTTTGGGCGGTGACTGACACTGGTGCCAAGTATGCGGCCATCGCCACACCGAAAGTCACTATCCATCGTGCCACTCAGGAACGTACAGAAGAAGAAAACGCTTATCTGTTTGCACAGCTGGATGCCAACCGCCGCACACGTGCAGCCATGCACATCGCCCAGGAGGAACTGTTTATGGAAGAAGCCATGGGCGAAGCATACACAAAGCTTCGTTTGCCGCGTCCGGTGGCTGTGAGCGAAAAGCAGCTTGACGGATACCGCGAAGAAATGAAGCGTGGCACACTGGAAGCTCCGGTACCGATGCCCGAAACGGATATTCCGGAAGAGCCTGTACTGGCAGATGAACCGCTGACCTTTGCCTCATCAGGAGACTGGACAAAGAAAGTATCGAACCTGACGTTCGATGAACTTGACAGCTTGGGAAAATTCTAACGATTTGATTAAACAATACTTAAATACCTATTAAAACAATGAAAGGATTAACAACAGAAATGAAAGAACAGGTGCGTAGCGCACTGATTGCCTACCGCTCAAATTACCCTACGTTGAACCGTGCCGCAGAAAGCTTGCAGGGCGTAAGCTCGGCCACCGTGAGCCAGCTATGCAACGGAAAGTATGAACTGATCAGCGATGAAATGTTTATCCGTATCGCTTCGCAGATAGGCTTTGCCTTCGATTCATGGAACCTTCACGAAGGAAAGACCTTCAAGGAAATCACTTTTACGCTGAGCGATGCACAGGCTTACAAGAACGTGACATGGATTGTGGGTGATGCCGGATGCGGAAAGACCACAGCGGCCATCGAATACCGTCGCACGCACCGCAACGTGTTCTACATCCTCTGTTCGGAAGATATGCGACGCTCAGACTTTGTGCGTGAGATAGCCAAGCAGGTAGGCGCACCTACTGACACGACCAACCTTCGCGATATGCTGGAGAACGCCATCAGCATGATTTCTTTCCTGGGCAACCCGCTGCTGGTGTTCGATGAAGGCGACAAGCTGACTGACAGTGTATTCAACTACTTTATCAGCATATACAACCGTCTGGAAGGGCACTCAGGTATCGTTTTCCTCAGCACGGACTACATCAAGCGCAGAATGGAAGCCGGTCTTCGCTACAACAAGAAAGGCTACAAGGAAATAAACAGCCGCATCGGACGCCGTTTCTTCGATGTGTCTCCCACGGAAGAGAATGACATCTATGCCATTTGTCAGGCCAACAACCTGACCGACCGTGCCGATATAGAAGAGGTGCTGAAGGATGCCAAGCGAAGCGACAACGACCTTCGCCGCGTGAAACGATGTATCCACCGTCAGAAACGTATCATTGAAGCTCGCATGAGGAAAGGAGGAAGCAATGAATAAAGAGGATACCACACCGCCCCCACAGAAAAAGAAGTTCACTTTCGACCGCAATGCGAAGGGGGTTCGTGAACTTCTATCCATGAAGTTTGATGTGATGGATTTCAAAGGTCCCTGGTATGATGCTTTCGGCACTCCTGAACGCCGGGGAGTATGGATAATCTGGGGAAACTCCGGAAGCGGAAAGACCAGTTTTGCCCTCCAGCTCTGCAAGTATTTGTGTCGTTTTGGGCGCGTGGCATACGACAGCATGGAGGAAGGTGCCTGCCGCACCATGCAGGATGCCATCCGGCGTACAGGAATGATGGACGTAAACAAGAAGTTCCTGCTGATTGACAACGAGAATATGGAAGAACTCAGCATCCGCCTCCGGAGACAGAAAAGCCCCGACATCGTGGTAATCGACTCTTTTCAGTACACCCGCATGACTTACCGACAGTACATCGACTTCAAGGAGCAGCACAAACGGAAGCTGCTCATCTTCATCAGCCATGCCGAAGGCCAGTTGCCAAACGGACGCGCAGCCAAAGGAGTGATGTACGATGCCAGTCTGAAAATATACGTGGAAGGCTTCAGGGCCTTTTCGAAAGGACGCTTTATCGGTCCAGTAGGATATTACGACATTGTGCCGGAGAAAGCCCGGCAATATCACGGAGAAGAATAATCTTTTAATGAAGAATGAAGAATGAAAAATCAAGGATTAGCAATGAAAGACCGACTCATTACACCTCAGCAGGTGAAGGCACTGCAAGCCCAATTCCATAAGATGGGTTTTTCCGATGAAGACCGACACGGATTTATCAGTCAGTTCACTTCTGGTCGCACCGACAGCACTGCCGGACTAACGAAGGAAGAAGCAGGGTTGTTGCTCACCCGATTCAACCGTGAGGAAGCCGACCGACTACGCAAACAGGCACGTGCCCTGGTGAAACAGATATTTTCCCTGTCGTTCCGTATTTCCTGCCTTAACAAGAACTATACGAACGACACGGAAGCAGACTTTGAGATGAACAAAGCGAAGATTAACCAGTTCTGCCGTACACGCAGCAAGTTCCGCAAGAACCTTACTGAAATGTCGATGGAAGAGCTGAAGGAAGTAAAAAGACAATTTGAGGCAATGGCCAGAAAGGAGGAATGATATGAGAAAGCAATCAGAAATAAACCGTGCCATCGAGCACTTGAAAGCTTGCAACGATAATGTGAGCCGAATACAGTTGGAAGTGCTGGAAACGAAACGCAGTGAATCATGGGTATTCAATCGGTATGTGCGCGACGTTCCGGAAGACGAACGCAACGAAACTCTTTTCTATGCCGCGCGCGATGCAGCCCAGTTCCTTGCAGGAAAGATTGGTATCAGTTCCATCTGTCCGGATCTGGAAGACGAACCCGAAGAAGAGGAAGAGCAGGAGGAAACAATTACACTGAGTCTTTCGGAGTACAAAAAGCTTCTTCTTCGCCTGGATAGAGTGGAACGCAGGTTAGGCCTGAGAGTGGGCGATGTGGCTCCGGCACCACGTAAAGACATATCAGAAGCCCCCGATGAACTCATAGGTCAGGCCGATGCGTGCCGCATGATTGGGTGCGCAAAGACCACCATCAAGCAATGGGCCAACAAAGGACTCATTACCCGCTATCAGAAAGGATACAACGTGTACTACAGCAGACGTGAGTTGCTCGGAAGCCCGGTAGTGAAAGATTACAAAGACAGCAAGAAAAAAGATTAAGCTATGGAACATACAATCGAACAAATTCAGAATGACATTATGAACCGCATGCAGCAGTTTGATTTCGGCGACCGTGTAACGATACTCCGTGAACTGGAAAACTTCTGCGGACAGCAGGCAGACGAAGCCATGAAAATGGAATACGACATGGCAGCAATGGAGGACGAATTAACCGACAATTAATAATCATTTAAACAATCATTAAAACTGAATTAATTATGGCAAAAAGAACCAAGAAAACAGTAATCAGCGGAGTAAGCCGCGAACAGTACGAACAGGCATTTGCAGAATTCGCTATGGCCGACGCAAAGGCCCAGTCACTCACAGCAAAGATGGACCAGGAAATGACGAAGATCCGTGAGAAGTATGCCGACCAGCTGGCAGAACTGAACGAAACGAAAGACCGCACCTTTGAGGTCATGCAGACCTACGCCACCGAAAACAAGGATACGCTGTTCAGCAAAAAGAAAAGTCTGGAATCGGCACACGGTATCATCGGATTCCGCACAGGTAACCCGAAACTGAAAAACCGGAAAGGCTTCACCTGGGCAGCCGTAACAAACCTTTGCAAAGAGTTCCTTCCTGATTATATCCGCACCACGGAGGAACTGGCAAAAGACAAGCTGCTTGCCGACCGTGACGTACCGGAAGTTGCAGAACAGTTTGCCAATATCGGCGTAGAGGTGGTGCAGGATGAATCTTTCTATGTCGAACCCAAAAAGGAAAGCGATGCGGTCCAGACGGCCTAAATACACGTATGAACGCCGTGGTCCTCTATGGATTGTGTATCGCAATGAATACACCAAGTCCACATGTGAAGGCACTCCCATAGCGGAGTGTCATTCACCGGAGGAAGCACGAGAAAAGGTTTACCAATTAAATGGATGGAAGAATGAAAAAAAAGTCTAAATACAAATGGTATATAATATTTACTATATACTTCATAATGGTGTTCCCCTTATTTGTTATGATTTTGATAACTTATCTCATAAGAGTTCCATTTGAATTACTTGTTGAATGGATAGAAAATGTAAAATGGTGGCTTGTAAAAAGATATAAACCGGAATAGCCATGGCAGAACTCACCTTTAATTCACCCATCCGGCGCGACAAATGGCCGCGCTGGATGATCAAGCTACACGAATACCTGAAAAGGATATATGTAAGACCCATTCATGAGGTTGGATTCTACGACTACGACCGTCTGAAACAAATAATCATTGGAAAGATACTCTCGCTAAGGAAAGATAAACTGATAATGAACAGCACATCTACATTCGTTTACATCGTAGATGGTGGGGATGGGATGAGAGTCGTAGTACTTCGTAACAACATAATCGTAATCACCTATTACCTGGAATAATGAACAATCGCACACAAATCATTCTGTTCACCGCATTTTCCATCATCATCGGGCCGCTGATTATTTTGGGATTCATCCTGAAACTTGCAGGAAGAATGCTCGATATACTTGGCTGGCTGTGCTGGATGGAACCACGCATGGCGAGGAAAGGATGGGATGAACTCGTACATAAAATCAAAGAATCATGGAGCACAAATTAGGAGAAACGTTTGAATTTGAAGGTAATACCCTCGAAGTTTCTGAAGTAGAAGACATAGAACGTCCATGTGTAGGATGTTTCTTCTTTGGAGAAGGACATCACTGCTATTTTGGAGGAATTGAATCTTGCATGGACGAAGACAGAGAAGACCACACTAACGTAATATTTAAGAACTCAACAAAAACAGAAGAATTATGATGCACAACTGGTTTACATGCAAAATCCGTTACGAAAAGACAATGGAAAACGGAATGAACAAGAAAGTAACAGAACCCTATCTGGTAGACGCTCTCAGCTTTACCGAAGCCGAAAGCCGTATCATCGAAGAGATGACACCTTTTATCAGTGGTGAGTTCGAGGTGTCTGGAGTTGCAAAAGCTAATTACAATGAATTGTTCCCAAGTGAAGAAGAGTCTGCCGACCGCTGGTTCAAATGTAAACTCTGGTTTATTACACTGGATGAAAAGAGTGGAGCAGAAAAGCGTACTGCATTCAACGTACTGGTGCAAGCTTCCGACCTTCGCGACGCCATCAAGAAGCTGGACGAAGGAATGAAAGACACTCTGGCTGATTACGTGATAGCTTCCGTAGCCGAAACCGCCATCATGGACGTGTATCCATACGAAGCAGACCCCGATGTGAAACCTGAATTTGAAAACGCAGATAAGAGATGAAAACAGAAAAGACCTATATCCATCGCCGCGTATGCCTTTGCCGCCAGTGCGGAGGAACCGGCACAGTGACCGTGTATGCAGAAAAAGATTTTCAGCATCAGTACCCCGAACAGAAAGTGTGTCCGCAATGCCAGGGCAGCGGACGCATCTGGCTCAGCGGAACAGTAATCAAGCAGATTGAACCCTATGCAGAACCAGAACCTTAATCTGTTCAAGCCTCGCAGGGTGGCAGCCAAAGTCCATTACAGCGCAATCAATCAGTTTATGTTTGTATGGATCAAGCACAGCCGCCCATGCGACCTGAAGGTGCAGCGTTCGAAGCAGAACCCGGAATACCTGGGCATCTGCTTCGATGTGGAAAACAACGACACAATCGACATGATGTGTGATTTAAGAACAAGTCTGAAAATTAAGATTATTGATTTATGACGGAAAGAAGAAAAGACGCAGAAATACTAACTGAAAAGGTTGATGAACTTATCAAATTAAGAGACGATTCGACAAGGAATATATCCATTGAAATAAATCGTCTATTAGAAGAGCGTAAAAAAATGATAGCACCTTTTCAGAAAAAGATTGAGGAACTGAAAGACGAATATCTGGACAAATATCTTAAAGACAGTAGCGACAATCCTGTTCGGGTTGGAGACGTAATAGCGAAAAATTCAGTAAAATACAAGGTATTAGACAGGTATCAACAGAAGTTCTTCAGTTATTTGGGTAATCCAAGAGTTGAAGTAAAGAAGTATAATAAATACGGAGAACTTGAAGGAGTTATCATCTCATTATATTCTGAAGATTTAAAGAATTACACTAAAGTTTATTGATAATGCAAACATTCGATATTCATACCGGAGGTCACGATTGGGAAAAACAAAATCTGACAACTCAAGGAGTTAAGAAAATGTACGATGTGTATAAATGTAGAAAATGCGGTATCACAGGAAAGTCTTACAGATTAGGTACAATTTCTATCAAAGAATCTGATATTAAGAAGATGCAGAAGTGTAGCCCAAAGCAGACAAACACATTCAAGCGCATTATGGTTACAGACTGTAAGGCTTTTGGCGATCAGTTTGCGAATATTACTCCAGGCAGCAAGCATGACATAGTTCCACCGCCAATAGGTCAAAATAACAAGCGTGGTGAATGGGTGATGGGTGTCGGTGAGCCGGTGCTGTTATTGGCAGGAGAATTTGTTTATTTAAAAGAAGATTGATTATGAGCGAAAAAGAGATTATAAAAAAGTTTTTAAATGAAAAGAATGGACAAATGTATTCCTCGCTAAAAACAGCAAAGGAAAGTACAAAATCTCCATACATATCAAGGGTATGTATTAAAGATGAAAAAATAATTGGCAAGCAAGTTGTGTTTGCATATGGAGAAGGATGTTGTACAGTTAGAAGAGCGGATGAAATAATAGCAGAAAAAATACAAAACGTATGAACGCAAGAGACCAAGAAAAAGTATGCCATGAAGGTTTTACCATATTAAGAGCTGATGAAAGGAACGGAAAACCTATTATTAAATTTAAAGACATTAATAAACCTGATTCTTGGAGAAAAATGAAAAAGGAATTCAAGTCTAAAGCAGAACGTGACAGATACATGAAAGAGTTGTTTGAAGAAAATTTCTGGTACATCGAAGACTAACAAAAATCCCCGACACCGAAACCGGATGCCGGGGATTTTCATTTTAATTATTCATGAATCAGGGTTCGCCCAGGTAATGACATATCGCCTCGTGCTGCAAAGGCGTAAGCGTGCGCTGTCCTTTCTTGTAGTGAAGTTCGTCCAGCCTTTTTTGTAAATCTTTGTTGAGAGTAATCCAGCGTCGGAGCTGTGTAACGGCACTGCGGGAAGAAGAGCGGGGAAAGTATCGCAGTGCAAGGTCAGTAAGATAAATAGAGTGCATAAAGATTGTGTTTGAATGTAAAGATAATAAAAATATCAGAGAAACAAACTACCCCGTAGTAACAATGCAGCTACTACGGGGTAATTAACGGTTTACCTTGCAGTAATTATGCAATTACTATGCAGTAATTACGGAAGCGGTTCTTCCTCTTCTTTCTGCTTCAGGCTCTTCACCTTGTGGAATGTCAGGTTCGCCTTGTTCAGCTGGCCTTTCAGCCCGATGCCCGGCCGGAACTGGAGCGTGACCTTACGTATCATTGACGTGGAATACGTGTCTTCTGTGTCGGCACCGTCGCTTCGGATCTGTGCCTGGAAGCTTCCCAGATTCTCCAGTTTCACAATCTGCCCGTTAGCTATGTGAAGGTTAATGCGCTTCACCAGGGCACGAATTACGTTAAGCACATCACCGTCTGTCAGGGTGGTGGCATAGGCGATTTCTTCTGCCAGCTCGTTAATGTCTACCGATCCGTTGGCCTGTGCCTTCGGGTAATACTTGTACACATCCGGTTCTGCCGGATTCTTCATTCGTGCAACGCTGTAATTGATTGCCATAATGGTTTTGTTTTAAAGGGTTGATAATGTGGTTTTCTTGTCATGACACGACAAAACTACGGCAGGAGAATGAGGATGCGTTGAGCAAGCCGCGACACAGTGTGAAAAGATGCATGAATATGCTGATTTTTGTGCGTTTTTTCGTATTTTTGTGTATCAAAATTACACAAGACAATGGCACGAGGAAGGGATACGGAACTGATTGCGCTGAGAAATGAGGAGCTGCTCCGCAGGTATTACTACTGGACGGAGATAAGACGTCTGCGCTTTGACGACACCTTCCATCAGCTTTCCACCAAGGAGTTTTTCATCAGCGAGGAAAGAATACGTACCATCGTGAACCAGAATTACGAATTCCTTCAGGAGCTGGACCGCGAATACCGGTCTGGAAAGAACACAGAAGACAAGCCGCCCATGCCTCCAAAAAGGAAGCGCGGACGGCAGGCAGGTGTGAAATACGGCAAGCGTGTGTCTGTCATATCTGATTAGCGTCTTCTATCATGCGGCACTCATAGTTCAATTCATACACTTTTATTCCCCTGGTCATCGTCTGGCTGCGGCTGGTCTTTCGGTCGAGCGGTGAAGATGAATGCATGGGCATCCATCCCTGCAGCAGTGAATGAAGCTCGTGCACCTTGTCCGCACGTTCCTGAGCCTTGTCGGCTGTTCCGCTGGTGAAATGCGTATCGTCGTAACAGTCTATTGCCAGTTTCACGTTGACGGTTACCGTGCCCGACTGCACTTTACCGAAAGCTCCTCCCATGGTAGTCCATGAGGTTTCAGGTATGTCTATCAGCACAAGGGGGAAGGTGAGCGGATAGGTGTCGGAGTCTTCGTCGTCGCGGTAAAGCATTTCAAGCTGTCCGTAGTCCTCGTCCACGTTTCTGTCGAGCCATTCAATCTTGTCTGCCACAAGCTGCTGTATCTGGTTGAATAAAGTTTCCATGTAATTCAATGAATAATTAATAGTTAATAATTAAAATCACTTCAGGCTTCCGAGTCTTGTTTCCATTACTTTGAGCAGTTCCTTTTCGGCTTCTTCCTGTAGCTTTTCGGTCAGTTCCTTGCTTTGTCCGAGGAACCTTCGCTGTGGTATTTGTGCGGTTACGTTGAGCCTTGACTTCTTGCTCAGGGCAATGGCTTTCCACATACGGGCTTCAGGAGGTGCAGCAGCGTCTTTCTTCTTCCGGGTTTTCGAGGAAGTTCCACGCCGGATGCCTGCCGCCTTGAAATACCGTGCCCATGCCATTTTCCGGAGCCTGGGCGTGATGCGCGGATGTGTGCTGATGGTTCCTCCTTCATTGTGTATTGCGGCGTATTCTACGGGGTTAAATATGGTCACTTTCCCTTTTTCCGTTCGAAAGTCATTGGCTCCCATAAGTCTCTTTCGTCCGCTAAGCAGAGGGCCGTAACGGTCGGAAGCTTTCTTGCTTCCCGACTGCTGCCGTCGGGTCGGCTTCCATGGCTGGAGTCCTCCGTTGCGGAAACCTCCGTCACGGAAGTTCTGGCGTGTATGGTTTACGGCCAGCACTCCCGCTTTCCGTGGAAGCGTGTCGCTGATGGTTTTCTGCAAGTCACGCTCCAGCAGTTTCAGCGTCTTTTTCAGGTCAGTTGTTTTCATCTGTATATTTTTTTATCCTATTTACAGACAAATCATAGTATTCTTTGTCTATTTCAAAACCTATATAGTTTCTTTTGGTGTTAATGCAAGCAATTGCTGTACTTGCAGATCCACTGAATGGGTCTAATACTGTGCATCCTTCATCGCAGACTATATTCAATAAGCGTTCAAGTAAGCGGACTGGCTTCTGTGTTTGATGTATAGCTTTATAGTCTCTTTTTAAATTAATTACATCACGCTCTAATACTCCATCTTTAATTTTTCGTGCTACTCCTAAACATGGAGACTGGACTTTAATATTATGACAAGTAACTCCGTTTTTGCTGCCATATAAAAAATTAAAAGATTTATTTTCTAAGTATTGTTGAACTATAGTTAACTCTTTAAAATTACTCAATACATTTTTTAATCTTTTTAAATCGCATAATACTTTTTCTTTGTTATATATTATGTGTTCTTCATATTTTATATGAGACTTTTTTATTTTTTTATTTCCTATACAATGTATAGATATTGTTTCATGAACTCTTTGAATTGGCAAAAGTGGAGATGATGATTTAATTTTATCCCAAATAATCTCCTCTTTGAAAGTAAATCCCATATCAGCAAGAATACAATTCCAACGATAGAATGAAGTTCCACGTCCAAATAGAACAATAAATCCGTCTTTTTTTAGCACTCTTTTACATTCAGAAAAGAAAACCAGTTCGTCAAACGGTCTGTCTAACTTCTGATTTTTAAGATAAAGGTATGGCGGATCTGTTAGAATGCAATCTACCGAATTATCAGGAATACGTTTCATTCCTTCCAAACAGTCCTCATTGTAGATTTTATTAAGATAAATTTTTGTCGTTGTCTTATTATTATCCATTATGCATTGTTTTTTAATGAATTAATCGTATATTTGCAGTACAAGATAGTCCTTAGCGATGCCGCCACGGGAGGCGGAAGCGCGAAAGCCCTTATATCGGAGGTTCGAATCCTTCCCGTTAAGGGCTATTTTATTTTTACAAGGTTCTTCATTCCCAAATTCCTTTCTTCTATTGTTCCAGCCGTAATAAAGGCATTCACCGTTTTCTTTTCCCCCTGTATCTTTGCGGCATAGTTCAGGCTTACCACAAACTTCTGCACCTTCCCGTCCTGCCGTGTGATGAACTGGATGTTTCCGGCTTTTTCGTCCCAGTACACCTCACAGTCATTCATTAGTGAGGGCAAGGCCGCAAGCTGTTCTGCCGTGACCGCTTTTCCGGCCTTCTGCTTCACGCTGCGCAGTGAATGGTGTATCTGCTTGTCGGTCATGTAAATTTCATCCGTAAGCGGCTCTATTCCTTTTTTACGGACAAATTCCTTCACGTCATCTGCCAGCCGTCCTATCCTTACGGCATCTCCTTTTGGATAACCGTTCTCCAGACGACGGATGATGTCTTGTATGCCTTCTCCGGCCATCAGCCTTTCCACCGCTTTCTCTGCCCCCGGATACGCCTTTTCGTAGTACGGATGGGTATGGCTGAACAGTTCAGGCTCCAGCCCCGGGTTGCTGTCCAGTCCGGGCGAAGGCCTGTAGTCCACCTCGGGGATGGTTCCCGTGACGGGGTCGTCCGTTTCCTCCAGGTCGCACTTGCATCCCCAGCGGTCGTGCGGATGGTGGCTTTTCCAGAAGGGGTGTGTCTTTGGAAGCGTCAGCCCGATTCGCCAGTATTCCATGTGGAATACGTCAGGATCAGCACTCGTAGTGGGCATCCATTTCAGGTTGGGCAGGATGTCGGCGTTGCGTGAGAAACGTTTCCAGTCGGCGGCATAGCGGGCACGGAGTACGGCTGTGTCGTATTCCGTACGTAGCCAGTGGTTGTTGTAGGTGCCGATGACAGACTCAGCATCTTCCCGGAACTGCCGGAACTCTTTCAGCCTGCCGTCTTCATCGAGCAGCTGCGAAGCGATGTCGTTCTGCATGCGGTGTGTGCGGAATGCGGCAAACACGTCGGCATCGTCTTTCAGAGCCTGACGGAAAAGGGTGTCGGCATCATCTACATCCTCTATGGGGTATCCTTCCTGAAGGGCACGTTCAAAGGTGTCGCGTGCGGCTTCGTAGAGTTCCGGATAGATTTCGTCCTCCACGTTGAACTTACGGGCAAAGATGTCGGCCAGCAGACGTGCCATCAGTTCCGGAGTGAATGAGGCGGAAACGGATGCTTCATTCCTGGGATGAGCATGATGACAGCAGGAACAAGTTTGTCCGTACAGCTCATTCATTACCATCTTAAAGCCCCGTTTTTCGGGGCGCGGACGAAAAAACGGCGGATGTGGTTGTAGAATCTGGTTAAATAGTTTTTACTTTCCGTTTGAGAGTCATTTAAATCCTTCCGTTTCTCTTCTTTTCTTTGTGCCGTTTTGCCGTCAGGCGTATTGCTCGTATCAGGTACTACGGCATTTCGTCTGTCCTGCTGTCCGGCTTTGAGCCGGTCGTAATTCTCAGGCTTGGGTATTCCGGTAAGCTCATAGAACGTGTCGTCGGATACGGGGGTGCCTGCGTTTCGCATCTTGGTTATCACGTCGGCAATGACCGTGATGTTTGTTTCTTTCGGTTCTACGTACACGAATTCTCCTCCGCGTGTGTTGTATCCCATGCTTTCGAAGATGTCCGTCATGTCGTAGTTCAGCACGTTCAGAATAAGCTGGCGGTCGGATTCATTGATTCGCTTTTCTCCTTTCTCCTGCACGGTTCCCAGCGACTGGGTGCCACGTTCGGAGGCTTCGGTGGTAAGCGTATTGCCAAGGAATATTTTGCTTATCTCATTGTTGCACCGCTCATACAGCTTGTCGTACAGGTCGGACGAGCCGCTTTTACCGGCACTTTCCAGCAGCTTCAGCTCACTGCCTTTCGGGTGGATGAAGCATGCGGCTGCTCCTTGCTCGTTCATGTCGTCAAGAATTTGCAGTCGTGCCTCTTCATCTTCCGCATCGTAGGTATATTCGCGGATGGGCATTCCGAATATTTCGCAGAACTGTGCCCAGTCGGCCATATCGTTACGTTTGAAAATGACGTAGGGTGCAGCGTTGGCCAGCTTCCCCAATGCACGCGGCTTCCCCACAAAAAGCACATCGCGAAAGTCGGTCCATGGAGTTCCGGTAATTTCGCCCTGACGATGAAGGATAAGACCTCGAACGGGGTCGACGTTCTTCCTGGGTATCAGTTCGTAATTAATCCATCCGCTTTTGTCGCGGTAGAACTGGAAAAGAGAGAATCCCCAGAACACGGAGTCTACCAGGTCTTCGATGAAATGGAAAAACCAGGGTGAACGCAGCATCACGTTGATTTCCTCGTCAGGTTTTCCGTTACGGCGGAACTCTATCTGAATGTTTCGTGCCGAAGCGATTCGCTTGTCGCGCACGCTGCTCAGGTGTCCGTCAATCAGGATGTCTTCGTACATGTCGTACAGGCGTACGCGGTTGGTGAAGTCTACGTTTTCGGCCCCGCGTATGCCGCTCATGTATTTCTGCATGTCGAGGAAAAAACGCTGCGGCTGCGTGATGATGACCGTTCGTGCCGGACTTCCCTGCGGATTGATGTTTCCGCCTATGGTTATTTTTTTCTTCTTGCTCATATCAGTATCGGGTGTTTCTTCGTGGATAACTTCGCATCTGGAATGCGGAATTTAACTTCGTGGAATCTTCGTCGAGTGCCGGCAGTCCTTCCACGCTTATCTCAAATTTTGACACGCCTTTCAGCCATTCCAGGCTTCGCTCGTAACGGTCTATCCGTATCTTGGAAATCTTCTGCGGATTGTGTATGCAGAATACGTGATACAGCGTGATGTCTTTGGCGTACATCAGTACAAGCGGATGGCGTTCGGAACCGGTGGCTGCAAAAATCCTGTCGCAGTCAAACCGTGAAGACAGGTATCCGCGCATTTCGGCGATGGCCTGGTCTTCGCATACTTCAAGAAGTGATTCGTCTTCACGCAGGAGCGCATCGAGTATTTCACGGTGTATGGATGCGTCGTAATCTTCCGGGTTAATAAACTGGCTCATGTTCTGTATTTGTTTTTTTGCCGGATGGTGGTCCGGCTTACGGTTATTGTTTTTTGTAAGGATGCATTCTTTCGGTCGATGGCCCGGTTTCCTCCCTGTATGCAGTCGGGACCGTCGGCAGGATAAGGAAGCGTCATTTCGAACAGGTCAAACTGGTTGATCAGTTCTTTCATGTGCGGATTGTCTTTTTCTGCTTCATTGAATATCAGCATTCCTTCACGGTCCAGCGGTTCCAGGTCGGCTTCTATACGGGTAGCCTTGTCGGTCTTTTTGTCTTCATCCGGCTTGATGGAAAGCTGTTCGTTCCTCTTTCTGCGGATTCGTGCCAGGTGGCGTTTCAGTACCTGCTGGAAAAACGGGTCCTGAAGCTTGTTGTTCTCTACCATGCAGTAAAGGTTGGTCTTTCCGCCTACATATTCATTCAACAGGAAAAACCAGTTGATGAATTCTTCGTTTGTGGTATGGTCCAGAAAACCTTTAATGACATAAAGCACGCCCTGAAGTTTGCCAAGCAGCCATACGGCCTTGAAGCTGGCACCTTTTTTCTTGCTTTCGCCCGGAGCAGGGTCGCCATACACCATGAGGAATTTGAATTTACGCAGAGGCGGAACCTTTCCGAAAGCCAGCCTGGTAAATACGCTTCCTCCGGTGAGCGGGTTGTTGAAATACTCCTTCTGCTGTGCCTTTGTGCTGATTTTGGCCAGCACCTGGTCAATCTGTTCCTCACTGTTCTTTGCCGGCCAGGTGGAATGTCCTTCCTTGTCGCGTATGTTAATCACGTCCCAGTGGTCTGCCTGCTTTCCGGCACGTGTGATGCAGCAGTCGCGTGCAATGATGTTTCCGCAGAAGATTATCAGTGTGGGTATGGCCGTGTCACGTGTTCCGTACAATGCTTCTTCCCACCATCCCCACATCTTGTTTACCGTGTCAGGATTACGGCATGCTTCGTCCGTATCGAAGTCATCCACCAGCAACACGTCGGGTCGGTCGGCTTCGTTACGGCTACCACGCGGAGCACTTCCTGCACCTACGGCACGAAACGCACATCCTCCTTTCGTGATGAATTCCTCTTCACTCCAGTTTCCAAGGTTCAGCTGTGTGCCGTAATAAGCCTTGATAAGTCCGTTCCGTTCAAACTGCTTCCGGTATGGGTCAAGCAGACGGACGGCACTGTCTTTCGTGGCCGATGCCATGATGACATTCCGTTTTCTTCCCGTAAGTACCAGGAACATGACAATGAACATCACGCAGGTACTCTTGGCCAGCGAACGTGCCCACGAAAGAACCTCAAACCATTCATCGTGTTCAATGCAGCGCATGATGGCCTTAATCTGGAACGGGGCAAAGTCGAACTTGCAGAACTCCGGGAAGAAGAAACGTATCCACTCCAGCGGACGCTTTTCGAGCCATGCCTTGTGCCGTTCTATTTCGGCCCGGCTCTTGTTTACTATCACGACTCCTTTCCGGAGGGAATCCTGCTTGTAATCCTCCCAGATACGGAGCGCTTCTCTGTCCTGCTGTCTCATAGGTTATCCTTAATAAAGAGGTCGAACAATCGGATGAACGTCTTGGTCATATCCGGGTCCTGCGGGCGAAGCCAGTCGGAAAACCGCATTCCCACACTGATAATGTCACTGATACCCACATCGCTTTCCAGCTTCTTGATGGTGGCCGCCAGTTTTCCCAGCGTGTCGGCTTCAGACGGGGTGGCATATCGCTTTCCTTCTTCACGGCTCTGTATGGCCTTGTTTATTTCGGCCACCTGGCGGTGAAGTGCGGAAATCTGCTGTTCGCGTGTCAGCGTCATGCCAATCTTCATCTCCTCCCATTTTTCCGAGTTGATCCATCGGGAAAGCGTCTGGCGTGAAACGCCCGTTCTTTCCGCTATCTCCTGCTGGGTAAGGTTCTCTTTCAGGTAAAGCATGCGCGCGTAGTCCTTCTTTTGCGTGTTTGTCAATTCTGCCATGTCTTTTATATCTTATTTTGTGTTTTGCAAATTTCGTCCATAAATACATCATTCACAACACGCTGTTTTTATCATACCCTTTATAAACCGCATGATGACGTTTTAAAATATCATCATAAAATATCCGTCTTGACACGACTTCTTTTTCTTCCCAATTTTGCACCAGAACAGCAATAAAAGCAAAATGAACAAACGATTTTTCAATATGATACCTTCGCCCGATGTGGCGTGTATTCTTCTGTACGGGGAGATAGGCGACAAGTGGGACGGCGTGACCGACGCGGACATCGTCCGTGAGCTTCGCGACTATGAATCATTGTACGGTAAGATTGATGTGCGCGTCAACAGCATCGGGGGAAGCGTATATGCCGGAATCGCCATTTTCAACGCGCTTCGTGAAAGCAAGGCGGACATTACCATTTACGTGGACGGTGTGGCCGCCAGCATTGCAAGCGTGATTGTCCTATGCGGAAAGCCGGTGTACATGAGCCAGTACGCACGTCTGATGATTCACAATGTGCAGGGAGGATGCTGGGGTAACAAGGAGGAACTGAAGCAGACCATGGAACACATTGAACAGCTGGAGGAGACACTGGCAGACATCTATTCTTCGAAGACCGGAACGGACCGCGAAGAAATAAAGAAGACTTACTTCGACGGTAAAGACCACTGGCTTACGGCAAAGGAGGCAAAGGATATGGGATTCGTGGACGGAATCTATGACGTGGAAGAAGCAGAACGTCAGGACGTGGAAAGCCCCGACAACGTGTACAGACTCTTTATGAACAGAATGAAAAATAACCCATTAAACAACGATAAAGCAATGTTTGACGAACTGAAGAAACGTCCCTTGTTTGCCAACTGTGCAGATTCTGCCTCTGCACTGGCCGTAATCGGGACACTGGAAAACAAAGCAGGGAAATATGACACCCTGAAGGCGGAAAACGACACACTGCGACAGAAGCTGAAAGGTTTTGAGGATGCGGCTGCGGAAGCACGAAGGAAAGAAATCGACACGATGCTGGAAAACGCGGTAAAGGAGGAACGTATCCGTCCGGCAGACAAGGACACCTGTCGTGCCTTGCTGGAGAAAGACTTTGAAAATGCATCGAAGATTCTGGAAGGTTTGCCCCGGAAAAAGATGATTTCCGACGGACTGGACAAGAACGACCCCGAAAACAAAGGTGCATGGGAAAAGGAACAGGAAAACATCCGTGAAAGACGTTACGGAAAGAAGTAGTAAATAACAATTAATCAAAACAAAACATGGCAATTAAGATTCAAAACACAGCCTATGACGGTGAGGTTCTTGAGAGACTGCTCACCAAGGCGGCTACCGGAAATGAACTTGTACAGAAAGGACTGATCAAGCTTGTTCCGAATATCCGCAAGAAATACTCCATTCCCCGACTGAAGACGGGAACCATGTTGCAGAAACGCAAGGAAATGCCTGAATCGAAGGATTCCAAGGGTGATTTCAATTATTCGGAGAAAGCTCTTGTTCCGCATGACTTTATGGCTTATACGGAATTTAACCCGAGAGCTTTTGAGGAAATCTGGCGCAAATATCAGCCGAAAGGAAACATGGTGTTCGACCAGCTTCCTCCTGAAGTGCAGAACCAGTTGCTGGATGCGATGTCCCGTCAGGTTAACTTCGAGCTGGGATACCACTTCGTTAACGGTATCTATAAAGACGATGATGAAGATGATGATCATCTGTTCAACGGTATCCTGACTCAGATTATGGCCGACAGTGAAGTGATTCACGTGAAGTCTTCTTCTGCAGAGTCAATGATTACCCGTTTGCAGAAAGTGCGCAAGGCTACTCCTCAGGTGCTCCGCAACAACCCGAATTTCGTTTATATGATGTCTGTAGACGATGCAGACCGTTACGATGACGAACTGACACAACGCGATGCCAAGGGTGCCAACTGGACGGATACGAACGCCGTACGCTTTAAAGGCACAAACATTGTTCCGCTGGCTGCCATTCCGGACGGTGTGATTATCGGTACCGTAGCCACTCCTGACGAAGACTCCAACACTTGGGGTGCAGTGAACCTGGTAGACGATTTCAACGTGATCCAGATTGACAAGGTGACCAACGCCGGTGAGAAGTATTTCTTCAAGATGCTTATGATGGCAGATACCAACGTGGCTTTCGGCGAAGAAGTAGTATTGCTGGATGTGCGTGAAGCTGCTACTGTATCGGCTTCAGGAACCAGCATTACGCTGACAGCTCAGGCAAGCAAGGTTTCGATTGAACCGGATTCAGACAGTAAGGCATATACTATTTCAGGAGATGACATTCTGATGGGTGCCATGCTGGAAATTACGAATACTCATGCAAGCAACAAACTTACGGTCAACTCGATTGAAGTTGCTGCTGGTGCTACCAAGAAAATCTACTACAGCGGAAAGTCCTGGTTTGACGCCAAAGAAGTAGATGTAAAGATTACGGAGGTATCTCCTCAGCAAGTGCAGGTAGTGGGCACAGTGGAAACGACAACCAAAGAGCAGGTATAAGGAGGAATGAGGTATGAAACACTTTACAATGGGTGAACTTTGTGCCAGTACCACCGCCGACGCTCATGGAATAAAGAATACACCGCCTCTTCAGGAGGCGGGTAATCTGAAAGCCCTTGCCGACAATGTGCTTGACCCTCTTCGTGAATGGTACGGAAAACCTATTACCGTAAACTCAGGGTACCGTTGTCCGCAACTGAACCGGCTGGTAGGAGGTGCGTCAGGCAGCCAGCATCTGAAAGGAGAAGCTGCCGACATTACAGCAGGAAGCAAGGAAGAAAACCGTAAACTCTTTGATTACATCCGTGAGAATCTGCCTTTCGACCAGCTTATCGACGAAAAGAATTTTTCGTGGGTGCATGTGTCTTACAAACGCGATGGAAATAACCGGAAACAGACACTGAAACTTTAAAGACAAACCGGCCATGAGCGATACAATCAGGGAAATTATACAATGGCTGTTCGCTGGCGGAGGGCTGTTGGCCCTGATTGAGCTATGGCGGACACGCCGGAAAAACAAGGCAGCATCGCAAAAGGACGTTGAGTCATATTTCCAGACCATGTACGAAGCGAACGGTAAAACGATGATCGGCCTTCAGCATAAAATTGACGAATTACAGAACTTAACCATCAGACAGGATGAACGCATATTTAAATTGGAACGCATTACGCGCCGGGCTGCTGTGTGCCGTTATTGGGTCAGTTGTCCTCTCCGTCCAGAGCTGCAAAAGTACAAGCAGTTTACAGGAGAACCGGACAGCCGTCCGAAAGGACAGTCTGACGCAGACCGCAACGAAGGTGACTACTTACGAACCGGTCCCGATGACACAGACGAGTCTGGCACTGAATGCCGACCGCCTCCTGCTTCTTCCTACATTGCCTGAAGGCGTCGGCCTCACTGCGCACGATGGCCGTTTGTCTCTCCGTGCGGAGAGTGACGGAAAAGGTGGTGTGAACATCACAGCGCAGCATGAAGGTGAAGAACGCAAGGTAATCCAGGAAGAGAAAACCACTTCAAACCGTATCCGTGATGAAGCGGAAAGTCAACTGGAGGAATTGAAGGAAACACGCCCGGGAGTGCAGGGATGGCTGACAGGAACAGCCCTGACCATACTGGGAATTTTCTTTATCTGGCAACTGATTAAACGATATTTAAAACACGATTAAAAACGATAATATTATGGCAGATACAAGCAACGGACTGATGTACGGCGTGGCGAAAGTGACTTTCAAGCCTTCCGGAGAAGGAGGTGAAGAAAAGACGTTGGGCTGGTTGGATGAAAACGGAATGCAGCCGGCAGGAAATGCGCCTACCTTTATGGATGTGATGGCCGCACAAGTAACAGACGGACCGGTAGACAGCATAATGACCAATCCGGGAAGCGATGCGTTCACAATGAACCTTATCCAGCTGAATGCGGAAAACATGGTGAATGTGTTCGGTGGAAAAGCCGAAGCTGACGGCTCTTATACACCACCGACAAAGATGGTAGCCAATGGCGTACTGACTATCACTATGCATTCAGGCCACAGTTTCCGTGTATTTAACTCCCGATTGAGCCGTAACGGATGGCAGAATGGTATCAACATGCAGAATGTGCTGGCAATGGGTATCCGTGTGGATATGCTGAAAACGACCGACGGCAAGGAAAGACGTTACCGCATCTATCCTCCCGGTGTGGTTCCCGACACATCTGACACAACCGCAGACGCTAAGGCATGATGAATGCACAAGATATAGAACTGCTGGCAGGCATCTCCCTCAGTGACGGGGGAATCAGCCTGCCGCTTCATACGGTACTTCGGAAACGTCCGTTCCGCATTACGATGAAGACACCTACCACACGCAGCCTGATACGAATCAGCAAGCGTTATCTCCGGATCGGGGTGACTCCTGAAGAATATGACGCATACGACCTGGACCAGCGTATCCGGTTTGTCTTCCTGCATGGAAAGGACATCAGCCGCATTGTAGCATACGGAATTGTGAGAGGGCCTGTACTGGGAAGAGTGCTGAACCGCCCGGTGGCCTGGATGCTCCGCGAACTGATGACACCCGACGAACTTGCAGCCGCCTGGCGGCAGGTGCTGAACAGTACATCTACCACGTCTTTCGGGATTATTATCGCATCGGCAGCAGCTCTGAACAAGATGCAGCCCTTAGCGAGCCGGAACGAGAGCGCAAACGACAAGAGGAGTTAAAGAAGGGACATACAGAACCTTCGCATAGCCTTTTCGGCGTAGTAGGTCAGATTGCCACTGAAACAGGATGGAGCATTGACTACATTCTGGATAAGGTAAATGTAGTTACACTTCAGCTCATGATGGCAGACATGCCTCACTGGGTTCCTCCGCAGAAACCGGACCTGATGCAGCAAATCCGTGAAATGGAGGAACGTGAGAAACAAAGAAACAGTCGCACACAAACAAATAACACGAACACGACAAAGGGGATGAACCCGATGGATTTCTTTACCAATTATGCGGTAAAGGACTGATTATTCATCATTATAAATTGGAATCATGGCAGTACCCGTTGAACTTGAAATCTTCATGAAAGACTTGACCAAGGCCGGATTACAGAGCGTTGGCAAGAATGTGGATGATGTGGAAAATCAGACTCTGAAACTGATATCTGCATTGAAACAGGTAATTGCTGAACAGAAGAAACAGTTGGAGGTTAACAAAATAGCCGGTTTAAGCTATACACAAGAGGTAGCCAATATTCAGGCACTTACTGGGCAAGTAAGAGGACTTGAAGCAGGGCTTAATAGTTTGAAAAAGACTAAGGAAGAAGCGGCAAAAACACCTTCCATCGACATCGACACAGAAGCTGTTACCCGTAAGACAAACAACCTGAAGATGCAGTTCAGCCAGGTAGCAAGAGAACTTCCTTCGCTTGCCATGGGTCCGCAGATGTTTATCCTCGCTATCTCCAACAACCTTCCTATGCTGGCAGATGCCATTGCCGATGTGCGCAAGCAGAACGAACTTCTGGCGGCATCAGGAAAAAAGGGTGTGCCGGTATGGAAACAGCTGGCCAGTTCTTTGTTCAGTACTCAGACAGCACTTGTTGCAGCCATTTCACTGGGTATTTTGTTTGCAAAGGATATTGCGAACTGGGTAAAAGAGCTTATCAGCGGTAAAAAGGCTATTGACAACAATAAGGAGGCTTTGGAAAATTATAAAAAGGCCATGCTTGATTCTCAGCAGGCAGCACAGGAAGAGATTGTGCAACTGAACTTACTTTATCAGGCTGCTGTAGACAGTTCAAAAGGAATGAATGAACGTATATCAGCAGTAAAGGAGCTGAAAAAAGAATTTCCTCAATACTTCAAGAATCTTAGTGATGAAGAGGTGTTAGTGGGAAAAGCTGCTGACAAATACAATGAACTTGCCACAGCTATTATGGCTTCAGCAAAAGCGCAAGCTGCAAAAGAGACACTGATTAAGAACAGTAAGGAAATACTGGATCTTGAATCAAAAATAACGGAAGAATACAAAAAACAAGAACTTAACGAGGTTAAAAGAACCGAGGCTGTAGGCAAGTTGAAGGAAGGACAAAATAGGACATTCCTTCCTGTAAGCAATGATGTAATTGATGCTGTAAACCGGGATTATGACAGATTCTTCAATCAAAGCGAAGAAAAGATTACTGAATGGAGAAAGAAAATATATGATTTGACCAAGTTCAATAAGAATCTGGCTAATCAAGTAAACATAGAAGATCTTCTTTTTGAATCAAACGGAGGAAACAAAACAGAACAAAAGCAGAAAACCGACTACGCCTCCCAGCTTGCCGATGCCCGCGTAAAAGCACAGCAGACTACGGAAAAACTCCGCATACAGATTATGCAGGAAGGTATTGCCAAGCGTATGGCACTGGCCAAGCAGGAATACGATGAGTCTGTGGCTGACATAGACAAGCAGGAACGGGATATGCTTGCCAAAATGGATCAGGCACGCAAGCAGGGTGACAATATCCCACAGAGCCAGTACGAGGATGTAAAGAATACGGCGAACACCAACCGTATGCTGGCAGAACAGGTGTATAACGAAAAGATATATCAGATTGAACAGGAATATCGCGACAAGGCCACGCAGAGCCTTATCGACTACAATAAACAATACGGAACGTATCAGGAGAAGCGTCTGGCCATTGCAATGGATTACGCCCGGAAAATTGCCGCTGCGGAAACAGAAGGAGAGGCCGACGTATTAACCCGTGAACGTGACGACAAGCTGGCCAGCCTGGACTTTGAGGAAATGAAGAAAGGGATGGACTGGGACAAGATTTTCGGTGACCTGGAGCGTGTGTCTACTGATACGCTGGAAAGTCTCCGAGAGAAGCTGAAACAATACCTGGAAGGAATAGGCGATGACATCAGCCCCGAATCTTACAAGGAGGTAATGGATGCTTTCAATGAGATAGACTCCGAGCTGGCAGACCGTTCCCCGTTCGAAACAATGAAGAAGGGGTACGAAGATTACAAGTCTGCGATGGAGGAAGTACGTTCTGCTCAGAACCTTCTTCAACAGGCACAGATGGGTGGAAGCGTAATTGTAGAGGAATACGATGAAGAAACCGGTGAACTTACCCGTAAGCTGATTACTCAGGCAGAAGCGGAGGAAAGACTTCGTGCTTCCCAGGATAAACGATACAGTGCCCAGAAGAGTCTGACTGACGCGGCCCATTCCATCGGGCAGAAAGGAATGGCTATCGTCAATGCCGGAAACGACATAGTGGATATGTTAGGGAACTTTGGCGTAAAAGTTCCGGAAGCCGTGAGCGATACATTGAACGGAGTCAGTCAGGTAATGAGTGGACTGGAAAGCATTGATTTGACAAAACCATTCAGTGCCATTACTGGCTCAATTAAGATTCTGACAGGAATAGGCAATACGATAGCCGGACTGTTTGGTTTCGGAGGTGCTGATTATTCCGGGTATGAAAACTTGAAATCAAAGTATGAAGGGCTGATTGATATATGGGATTCTCTTATCTCGAAGAAGCAGCAATACATTGACATCGACTACGGAATAGAAGCTCAGAAAGCAGCCGAAGAAGCTAAAAAGCTGGTAGACGTGCAGATTGAACGACAGCGGCAGTTGATGGAAGCTTTGTCAGGAAGCGGTGCAAGCATCGGTAGTCACTCTCTTGGATACCGTGTAAATGACCGTATGAGCAGTTCGGACTGGGCAAGACTGTCAGAATTGACCGGGAAAAATATACGTGGATTTGGTGACGTGATTAATTTGGATGCGGATGTAATAGGGAAAGTCCTTCAAGACGAAAAGTTTGTGTCGGTATTGACAGCTGTCAACTCTGAGTTTGTGACCTACATTCAGAACATAGACAAATATAGCGAACAGTTGAAGGAAATTGCCGAACAGGAGAAGGAAGCATTTACCGGAGTAAGCTTTGATGAATTCCGTGACAGCTTTGTGAGCATGCTGTCGGATTTGGATGCTACCAACCAGGATTTTGCAGACAATTTTGAAAAATACCTTCAGAACGCTATATTCTCTTCTCTGATTGCTGGAAAGTATAAAGATAGGATTCAGGAACTTTATGATAATTGGGCCAAAGAATCTGCTGATGGAGAAATGATTCCTTATCTGAGTTTTACAGGAGATTCCGGATATACAGAAATTAATAAAGGGCTTGATTCGGAAGAGGCTAAAAGGCTTAGAGAAGAATATCAGAGTATCATTGACGATATGCTGGCAGAAAGGGAGCAGATAATGAAAGATTTCGGATGGTCTTCATCTGCGGATTCCGGAAGCAGCCAGAGCCCCTCCAGCGGTGCGCTGACCACCATGAGCCAGGACAGCATATCCACCTTTGAAGGAATAGGACGAAACATGCAGACGCATCTGGCCAATACGGACAAGTTCGTGCAGGAAATCCGCAACACGCAGAAGCAGGACAGCCAGACGTTGGCCACCATAGCCGGACATACGGCACACCTGGTGGAGATACACGAGATATTGAGTGATATGAAATTGAACGGTATAATACTGAAATGATATGGACCTGACAGGATACCTAACAATTAACGGAACGGACGTATGGACGGAATACGGTGCTTTCCTGGGAGAAACGGAAGAAGGCGGACACGTGAACATGGATGCTTTGCTTCGAATGCCCAAGGCGAAGGATATTACTACCGTCGATTTCCGAGAAAGGAATGGGGTAGAGCTTCCTCAGAACCCGAACGTGAAGTTGAGCAGCATCGAACGTACATTGCAGTTCTGGCTTCGTGGAAGCTCCGCATCCGACCGGCTGGACAAATACCAGCGCATGATGACGCTCATCACATCGGGTATGCTTGCAATCGCTGTGAAGAATTACCGAACCTACAATATGATTTACCAGGATATGCCGGCAGATCCGGAATGGTACGAAAGTTACGAAGGAGACCGGTTCTATGTGCTGTTTTCACTGAAATTTTTGGAGCCGCAGCCTTCTATTTAGTAATTGATTAAACACCGTTTAAATGGAACTGAAAATATACGATAAATCCAACAACCTCCGTCTGACAGCCAGCCCGAACTCTTCTTCCAGTGTTACGGAAGAAATAGGTGGAGAATGCAGCGTATCCGCATCTTTCACCCATACCGAATATGTGCCGCTGGATGTGGATGACTACATCGAGGTGGAAGGCGTTCGCTACAAGGTAAAGTCACGTTATCGTCCGAAACAAAAGAACACACAGACTTACGAATACAGTGTGAAGTTCTATGCACCGATACATGATGCGGAAGATACACTGATGCTGTTCCAGGAAGGTGGAACCACTTCTGAATTCAGTTACGACGGTGGTCCGCGCGAACACCTGCAGTTGTGGATAGACAATATGAACCGCCGTGCCGGTGGAAATCTGTGGAGCATCGGAACGGTTATTACCGCCGAAAACAAGGTGATTGATTACCGGAATGTGAAGTGCTGGGATGCGGCTTTTGGCAACAACGGCATCGCCGCCACATTCGGCACTGAAATGTGGGCAGACGGTTATGTGATTAATCTCTGCAAGGCTGAACGTGGGGAAGTGGTGGAGCTTGGCTACCTTCAAGGACTTACCAATCTGGCACAGGAAGATAACGGAGAAGTGAAGTTCTTCACCCGTCTGTTCCCTTTGGGCAGCACACGCAATATTGATGCGACAAAGTACGGGTATTCCCGTCTGCAACTTCCAAGCCGGGAAATATATGTGGACAAGAACGTAGACTTGTACGGTGTGAAGGAAGAAACGGAAGAAGCTGCGTTTGCTGAGATATATCCTCAGTATGTAGGTACTGTTTCATCTGTACGTACGGAAGAGAAAACCAGCGAGGAAGGACGGAAGTACATCGTATATTACTTCAAAGATAATGGAATGACCTGGAATCCGAAAGACTACGAGATTCCGGATCTGGACTATATGTTACAGTTTCAGACTGGCGAGCTGGCAGGTCGTGGAACTGATGGTTCTTTCCAGGCGGCATGGCATGAAGACACACGGGAGTGGGAAATTATAAACATGTATCCGGATGATACGACTCAGATTCCTGGAGACGTGATTGTACCAAATCCAGGTGATAAGTATATACCATGGAACTTCGCTATGCCGCAGGAATACATCACCGCAGCGGAACAGGCATACAAGCAGGCAGTAGATGATTTTCTGAATACCTACAGCTTTGACCCTAACAAATACACCGGAACTACTGACCGGAACTACATAGAAAAGAATAATACACCGCTCCGCATCGGATGGAACGTGCGTCTGCTGTCAGAACAGTATTTCGGTTCTACCGGAGGATACAAGGATACACGTATTACAAAGGTGCAGCGCAAGTTGAACGACTTGTGCCAGGCTACGATTACCTGCTCGGATGAAGTTGGTACGGGATGGAAATCCTCGGTGGATAACTCGCTGAACTCGCTACGGTATGAGGTGGCCAGACAGGCAGAACAGTATGTGTATGATGTGATCCGTTCGTTCGATGATAAAACGCCGTCTGATAAAAATGTATTTTCTGCATTAAAATCGTTGAAGACGCTTCTTCGTAAAGACCAGTCGGACGGAACTAACTTCTTGTTGAAGTTCGGTGAGTTCATTGACAGCATGATTGCCGGGAAGGGTGCCGGAATATTTCCCGACGGTCGTGGTCAGTTCGAGAAGCTCGAGGTACGCAGCGCAATGATTGTGAAGGAACTTATCTATAATCGCTGGTTCGCTCAGGAGGGTAATGTGACTTACTCAGAAGCCGGGACAATCGAACGGATTGAACTTCTTGAAGACGGCACGTATGACCTGTATCTCCGTCGCCGCTGGGATAATGATATTACGGCATTCAAGGAACAGGACGTAAGTTACGGTTCAGTGAATAATCTGAACTCTACTGGAGAGTATTATGACAGCTGGTTCCGCGTGCTGAATGTGATGCAGGCAGAAAACAAACTGAATGTCGTGCTCTATCCGGATGAAGAAGTGCCTGGAGGTAAGAACTATCCTCCAGCTGTCGGTATGGTGATTACACGTCGTGGCAATGCGGTAGACGAAGAACGGCAAGGATTCTGGTATATCTCATCGTATGAGGGCTGCATCTGTATGCTGGATGGCGTAACGAAACCTATACTTGAAGAATCGAATTATAGTATTATTGTTGGGAAGCTGAAGCGGTTGTCTCTTTTTGATAATCTTCCGATAAACTATCTACAGTCGTATGTCTATTGCCGTGGTATCGCTATCCAGGACTTGATGAGGATAGACTATCAGGGTGTGGTTGTCGTACAGCTTAACGACCGTGGGCTATGGTCGCTGGAGGTTGCTCAGAGCGAGAATCCTTATACAGTTGGGAAAGAAACGGTCGATACGGTATGGCATTACGGATGCCGGTGGAAATGTCTTGTCACCGGTACGACGGATGAACCTCGCTATGCCAGTACCGGATGGGCAATGATAGAAGGTAATCCTGAATTTACGATAGATATTGATAGCTCAAACGGATGGCAGTTTGATGCAGACAGAATATCAGACCGTGACGAATCTGGAGATTATATCGTATTCACGGAACTTATAGTCTCCGGATTATTATATAACCAGGATGTGACAGATAATATTCTGGATTCCGATGTGACCTGGACACGTGATACAGGGAATGTAAGTGAAGACAATGCGTGGGCTATTAAAAGGGCATCTGCTGGTAAGAGGCTAAGTCTTACGTTAGATGACCTTGGAACGGATTATATGACACGTTCGTCATGTTCCTTTAAAGCGACAGTCCTTCTTCGTGACGGTCAAAAATATGAGATAGCAGAAAATTATGTAACATTTTAATTTAAGTTATGGCATTAGCAAGTAAAAAGAAAAGTCTTAACATCAACTACCGCCCTCTACAGGCAAGCATAAGTATGCAGGTGGTAACAAGTGTTCCGGACAGACAGTTCTATTCGGCCATGGATAAGTCTTTTACCCCCGACTACACGCTTACCCCGCTTACTCTGTTCCCTCGCTGTGCGGCGGTAGACGTTGATTCCACGTCGGCTGCGAAGGCGATAAACTCAGAACTTACAAACATGAAGTGGTATGAGCGTATCGGCGGTGTACAGAAACTGATAAGCAGCGGTACGGATTATGTGATTACGCAGACTGGAGAAAACAAGGGGCAGATACAGGTCAAGAAAAATTCGAGTATAGCGAATCCCATCACTCTTGAATTTTCTGCTGAATATGTGGATACACGTACTAACCAGGTTTTGAAGTACACTGCCAGCAAGGTTATTATTGTGTCCGACTCCAGTTCTCCCCAGCCGGTTTTGTCTCTTGATTCTCCGGATACGGTACAATGGTATCCTGTACGTGATGTCATGGAGCAGACTATTACCGCTAAGCTCATGGCCGGCGATAAAGACATTACTGATGATGAGCGTGTAAAATTCTGGTGGTACCGGGTATTGTCTACAGGTGCGCTTGAAGAAATTGTCGATGGCAATGGAGATAATGACTGGGAGATTGTGTCAGTTCACAAGAATGTGCTTGTGGTTAACCGTGATTTTATCGGAGATGAGCAGACTTATGTATGCAAGGCGGCATACCGTGAGACAGGTTCCCTACCTGCCACTCCAGATACATTCGACCAGATTGCAACAACTCGTATTGTAAGGTATATACCACGGCTAGAATGTGACTTCAAGGGGGTAGTTACCGGATGTCCGGCTGGCACAAGCTATATCTATCCGCAGGGATATGTACGTGATTCGACAGGTGTAATTCAGAATCCGGAAGAATGGTTCAAGTTCATCTGGATGGGAAAGAATCCCGGTTCAAGTTCATACAGCCAGGTAGCTGAAGGTGCTAATCCTACAATCAAATTCGTGGAAGGGATGCTGCTTGACTTGCAGATTGAAGACCGTGGGGCACAAGCAATATTGATTGACGATACAGACGAATCAGTATTGCAAGATGCGGATGGTAATGTTTTGTTTGACAGAATTAATAATTAGAATACTATGGCATATTACATTAAAGTGACGAAGAAGGTGGCCGATAAGATTGGTGCACCTGTAGAGAACCGTAACAAGACAGCGGACGGTAATATCCTGCTTTGGCAGGCCGATTTGAATATCATTCCAGGAGAAACCATATTTGACCGTGCGGCTTTTGTTGGTGGAGTGGCAATGACTGGTAATGATGCAAGGGGAGAGATTGATGGTACGGCCGAGCCTGCAGAAGTAACCATTCCTGAATATTATCAGGATGCAGAAGTGGAAGATACGCCGGATACAGATCATCCGGTTACGCTTCCTGCTGGAGAAGAAAATGGAGAGAATGTAACAGATGGTGAAACGGATAAAACAGAGTAATTATGAGTTTAGCGAGCAAAGTCGGACAGGTCGTATATCAGCGTAAGTCCGGAGTTTACATGCCTATGTTGCAGTGCGACAAGGGAGATTTGTATCAGGAGTATCAGGGTGACCCCCAGAATCCGACCAACATTATCCCTGATTTTTCCAGCCTTCTTCCTACGTTAAGCTACATTATTACATCATCAAGAGTTGCAGATGGGCTGGTTATTCCTAACCTGGTGAAGTGGTTCTTCAATGATACGGAACTGACATTCGGTGGTGATAACGTGTCTACCAATTCATTCAATGGTGAGACCGGTCATTTCAAGTCACTTCCTTATCAGAAGGGTACAAGAAACTATTATGGATTGCAGATTTTGAAGAATCTTGTAAAAGCAGCGGGAGCAGCTCCATGTACGATTAAGTCTGAAGCTACTGTGGCCGTAGGTAATACTTCGGACAAGATACAGACTGTATATGGTATTCCGATTACGGAAGGCACATCCAATGCTATTCGTGTGACGATTCAGGCTGGCGACAATAAATATTTTACGCTGGTATCAAACAATGATAGCTGTATCCTGCAGGCTGTAGCCAGGATAGGAACTGATGAGATTACTTCCGGATTGACATATAAATGGTATAGTCTTGTTTCCGGTGTATGGAAAGCGATATCAGGTCAGACAGCAAAAAACTTGACTGCTACAAACGATATGGTAGATTCTGTCGGACAATTCAAGGTTGAAGTCTATCAGAATGGTACGCTCATCGGCTCCGATGTACAGACGGTTACAGATGCTTCAGACCCGCTGGATATTATTCCGAATCCAAATCCGGAAAATGAAACCATTGAGGAGGGTTCGAATGGGACGGTTGTCTATACACCAATTTTGGTCAAGAGAGGTGAAACCACCAAGTTCAAGGAAATGACCTTTTATTTTACCTTCATGGATGCAGCAGGCGTAATCCTTAATCCTTCCACTGCTGAAACAGCTTCTGCAACTGGAACAGTCACAGAAGATATGTGTCAGCAGGCATCCGGTAATGTAGCGGTAGTAATCACAACAGCAGAATAGTAGTATGACTATAGCAAGAAAAACAACAGAAGTTAAATTTGTTCGTAAGATACGTTTTATTACGTATCCTGCAGGACGCTACGACCCAAACACGAGCTATGTGTGTACGGAAGCTGCTGGCCCATTTGTCGAGCAGGATGGGCAGTATTATGCCATGTATAAGCAAGGCACATGGCTGGGTAGCAGTATCGGACGGACGCCAAAAGAAGATTATGCCCAATATGGCTCTGATGCAACCTGGAGGCTGATGGATAAATATAAGGCATTAATCGTTGAGATACTCTTTTCGGACTATGCAAAACTTGGTTCAGCTATATTCCTCGGTGACTATATGTTTAGTCAATATGGTATCCGGAATGGAGCACAAAGCAATGCTTACCAGAATTTCGACCCGAATAACCTGGATGCTTTTCGACCTAATATATTCGTTGATTGGTTAAAAGGGCATATTGAAGCTCTGTCAGGATACTTCGCTGGCGACCTTTCCTGCAAAAGCATGAAATTACAATTGTCTGATGCTCCAGAGGGTACTGTGTATAATAATTACCTGATTACTAACAGTAATGTTTTTGACAGGAAATTCCCGAAGCTGGACAATGGAGTAGTTCGCTCATTTGAAATGATAATACCATTGATGACACGTTCGCCATATCCTTATGATTTTACAGGCGAGGATAGCACAGTATATTTCTGTGTTAAAGGGAACCGTTTTGAGAAAATGGGTAAAGTGATAAGCTTATATAATATTCAAGGAACCAAATTTACAGTTGTTGGATTTGGTGAGAGTGGTAAAACGTATTGGAATATCTATCCTGGTGATTCCGACAGTGAAGGATATTTAGACGATGCGCAGATTTCGAATTAACGATTTATTAATTTTAAATTTAACAATTATGATACAGAAAAAAAGTTTAAAGGAAGCGATTCAAAATCCGGAGATAATATCAGTTGTGGGAG